TTGGCAGTTTGTCGAATATTCTCACGATCACGCTCCATAATCGCATTGATTTCAGCAATATTGACTTGCGTGCCATATTTGGCAGCAAGTTCGGTAGCTTTGAGGCGGATTTCTGCTTCTTTGATGTCACGACTACGATCATCATCCATGATTATCTTCATACGATCAGTTTCCGCATCAATTATTGCCTTTTGTGCTTGCACTTGGGCTTTTTGGGCCTCAGCTTGAGCTAATAACGCAGCTGGGTCGGGTTTTTCTGCCTCTGGTGGTTGTGGTGGTAAGGGTGGCACTTGCGTATTGACAAATGATTCGGGGTCTTTGAACCCAGCCATCTCAATAATACGGGTCAAAGTGTTGCTATATTGCTGTAAACTAACTAACGGGTTGCTTGGTCCTAGTTGACTCAATATTTGCTCTTGTTTGCTTGCTAATTGTGTCAAAATAGCAGCTTTTTCTTCATCACTGGTCTTGGAAATAGCAACATTGATGACAATATCTTTGTTATTGTCCCAATAACGAGGGTCAACGGGGATAAATCTGCCGTTCAAACGGAATACATCTTGAGCATTTTGGTGTTTGATGACCAAATTATTGACCAAAGTAAATAAATCTTTCATGCCCCCTTCGGCAAAGTGCCGGCAAATCAATTCAATACGCCCTTGGGCTCCTGACATGGTAGCAGCAACCGCAGCTTTAGTGCTTGATTGTAGAGCATCGGCATTAAGACCAGCACTGGCTTTAGACACACCAGTACGATTTTCTTTACTTTCATCCAGATAACCTAAAACTGGGAAGGCTTCTTTACCAACAAACGGCACGGCAAAAGGTTGGACCATGCCCGGTGCTCGTACTCTGATAGGTTGCCCAATGTCGGTGTTCAACACATCATCAATATTGACTTGCCCTTCGACCACAGCCATGCGGGGGAAGATCGCATGCCCTAGTGAGTCTAAAGTATCACGCATAATTTGTGATTTGGCTGCCTGTATCGGTTTTAAATAATCTGCCGGACATGACCCAATAGCAGTATGGGGTTCGGGGTCTGGGCAAAACATGACTATGGGTAGATCATCAATCTGCTCGACATTGAGAATATATAAACCATCACCGATAGTGCATACTTGCAAGCGTTCATCAATGCCATCATCATCGTAATCGTAGTTAAGATAGTGCTCGATATATAGAACATCCTTACCCCCACTATCACTGCGATCAGGATAGACAGTATTATCAAACGGGTTACGAGCTTGTTGCTCGTTATAAGATTCAGGGTCTAAAGTGCTGCCCACATACGAGGCATATTGCTCGATCTCCTCTTGGTCATAACCCATTGCTACTAAATCAGCAACCGATTTGATGGTGCGGTGGGCAACATAAGATGCTGTTTCTAAGTTGCGAGCATGCCGAGATATTAAAACTTCTTCCGGTGGCACAGCTTCTAAGCAGACTTGGTTGCGGGCTTTGACCCGACGGATAATCAAGTCGTATTTAGTCGGTATAGTTTGGGTAACTTCCTCACCAGTCTCCGGATTGATAGCAGTCACACTTTCAGTCGTTGCCTCCTCTTGTACGATTTCCACATCGGGGTCTAAGATCAACGCTTGATATGCTTGGGGGTCGAGGTCAGTATATTCGTGAGTGCTGGCATGTACGGAGTCATCCCAAAATGCTTTGACAAAACCAGTCTTGCGGACCAAAGCATCTTTGAAAGCCGAATACAAGACATTAAAACCTGGATTTTTTTGTTGCACGATATAGTTGATATAGTCGGTTTGTTGTTCTGCCAGTGGGATGTCCTCTGGACCTTTGGGCACAAACTCAACTACCTTTTTGGTACCAAAAAAAGTACGCATAATTGAAGGCAACATAAATAACACCGTGTCACGCACATCGGTAGAAATAAACTCTGATTGTAAAGTGGAGGTGCTTTCTGGTTCGTTACCTAAATAGTATTCGGTGGATTCTGCTCGTTCTTGCCCGACCTGGTGGATAAAGTCTTTGGCATCATCCATTTCTGCTTTGAGCACACTTTCAAGTTCGTTCA